AAGAACTGGTTGATTACTGTGTTCTCACCTGTAGCTGCACCTAGCACAGATTCGAATACAATCTTACCAGTTGTGAAGACAGGCGTTGCAGCAACTGCGCTTAGAACAGTTTTAAAATCTTCAACGATACGTTTACTATTTGCATCAATGATAACCTTTATCTCACCCGGTGCATCAGCTAGCCCGTTGAATAGTGAAGCTAGTGGGTCAGACTTACCACCCATACGGCTGGCTTCCTGGTTACGTAAAGCCATTTCATCATTGAAAGCCTTCCAACGAGACTCGATATTGTCCATTGTGGAATTAAATCGAGAATCAAGTATATCTAGGGCATTCAAGAAGCTAACAGCAAAAGGGATATCACTCCCAGAACGATCAGACTCTTGTTCACGATTACGTGTAGCCTTAACAAAGGAGTCCCAACGGTCTTGCATAGCTTTAATAGTAGAATCCCAAGCAGTAGACATACTATTAAAAGATATAGTGCTTACTGTTAGCTGGTTCGTACTTAGGTAGGTTTTAAACTCGTCCCACCGTTTTGTTACTTTTTCGTATACTTCATCGAACTTAGTTACGATTGAATTCACCCATTTACTAATAGTATCGAGTGCTGCATTCAAATTACTGCTAAGAGCAGAAGTGTTACCGATTGACGCCTTGCCTTGTTCCTCGTGTGCAGGATCAAAGATACCTGTCCAGAGGGACTGGCCAACAATACGTCTCCAAAGATGTGTGAACTCTGCGATAACATTACTAACAAACGTCTTAATGCTAACAAGAGCTGCCTCTGTATTTTGGAATACATTGTCAAAATCTATAGGCTTAATCTTTGGGATTATTTCCTCATCAAAGATTTTCTTGATTCTGTTATAAGCAGATTCCATACGCCGGACTATAGGGTCAGTTATAGAGCCAACCTCGAAGTCCGATGTGAATAGGTCTTTTAGAGTTTCTTTAACCTCATAGCGGAATAGTACTAGGTCATTAAGAAATAGCCTTAGTTTTCCTCGGGCTTGACCAACAGCAACTTCAAGATTATCTGCGAAGAAGCGAAGTGAATTTGTGGCAGCGATAATTCTCTTACGTAAAGATTCACTAAAACCCAGTTCCCTGTCGATAGCACCAAGCGCCCGTGTAAGCTCGTCTTTGAGTACTGTTACGAGGCCAGAGGTTGTTGCTTTGATTGTTTTGAATTCATTATCAAGTTCACCAGCAGTACTGATAATAGCTTGGAATACTGATTCAGCATTAAGCTTACCATCTTTCGCCAAAGCACGGAGCTCACCAAAAGGAACCCCCATACCATCCGCAATAGCACGAGCTAGTCGTGGCATTTGTTCTAGTACCGAGTTTAGTTCTTCACCACGTAGCTCGCCAGAGGCAAGACCTTGGCCAAGCTGAGTAATAGCGGCATTTGCCGACTCAGCAGAAGCACCAGAGATGACAGCTGCTTGTTGAACAGCTTCCGTAGCTATAAGTAGCTCGTCGATTGATTTGCCAGATCCTTGCAGAGCAAGACCGAAGCGGTTAAATGTTTCTGCTGCAGAATTAACTGGCATGCGGGAACGTTGAGCAATACCATAAAGCTTGCGCATCGTTCCTTGTAGTTCTTGTCCTTGACCGACAACTAGAGCAATTCTGTTCTCTAAGTTGGTGAGTGAGTCTGTAGCGCTTGTAATAGCCCGTGTAAGACCTGCGCCTGTAAAGGCGGCAGTGATACCAATAGCTAGGTTGCGGAAAGCCTTTGAAACCTTATTTGTGGTTTGTTCAATGCTTGCTACACTCTTCTCAAGGTTCCTAAGTTCTCTTTTTGCTTGGGTCGCATCCGCGCGGACCCTAATCTCTACACCCTTTTGCATTTTACCTCCATTAATAAAAAAAAGCCCTCTAACAGCAAATCTCCGCATATTGGAGTGCCATCAGAGGGCTAGATTTATCGTATTAGTTCGGGGTAAGAATTCCGATTTTAGTTAACACCTCTTCAATAAAATAAGCAGGTGCTTGTTGACTATGACCATTGTTAAGATAAACAATATGCTCAACATCGTTGATTATAACTTTAAACTCTTTACCTTTATCATTTTTCCAGCCCTCTCTTGCTTCGCCTGTATCTACAGGTGTCACAATAATAAGCTGCTCCGTTGCATAGTCGATTAAATCGTCAACCTCTGCATCAACCAAGTCTAAAACTTCACGCTCTATCCTTTGTATTTCTTGTTGGAAATTAACAACATCCAAACTAACTAGTTTTGCCATAATTTAACCCCATTCAGGTTTCCAACCAGATTCATCACCACCAACAGCTTTAAACATGTTGTCAAGGAATTTTCCTTTCGGTAGTGCGTGTCCGGCATGTACTTTAGATTGTCTACGTTCTTCCATTGACCTTAGAGTCGGGAAGATATCTGTAGCCTTACCTTTGAAACCAAGAGCCTTTAGTAACATAAATGTTCTTTGGTCTTCCTGCCAGCCAGAAGGTCGGTCTTGGAAGAAGTTAACCCATTTAAGCAATTCTTCGTATGGCATTTCATTCATCATTTTGTAAACAGGCATACCAAGATGGAAAGCAATCTCATAGAAAGTTTCCTCTTGGTTTGTTAGTTTCCCGCAGGTTCGGGCTTACCACCAAGACCACAGTATGAAATAATCTCTTCAGAAATAGCATTGAGGTCAGCAGGGGGGAAGGTATCAAATTCTTCGTTGGTCATTTCTTCTGCACCAACTACAGCTAGACGAAGGACTCCCCGTAGAACCTCAAGCTGGTCTCCGCTTTCAGCTGCACTATTGATTAGTGACTGAAGGTCTAGGACTTCTTTAATTGAGAGTTTACGGATTTCTACTTCATCGCCCATGAATGGGACTTTTTTAGTTTCTGTTTTACCGATTAGGTGTTTCATAATTAATACTCCTTATTTCAACTTATCTTTTTCTGTAAATAGCTCTGGATTGTTCGCTTGGAAGTCATCTAGCATTTTACGGACTGTATGTAGGGTTGATAGTGTTTCCATGATTTCTCGACCCGCTGTGGAGTCTTGGTCAAAATCTTGAAATCTTTCAAATGATTTTCGAATACTGATATCGACACTTCTCCGCATATGGCGGAAAGTTGTACGCATGACGAAGCTCTTACTGAATGGTTTATCCATGTATGTTTCCATTATCTAGGCAGGGAGACCCCAAAAGGAGCCCCCCCCAAGTCTCAGCTATTAAGCAGCTGCGACAGTTGCTGGACCGTAGAAGTCAGACTGAGCTGACAAAGTAACGGTTGCAGTGATTGAGTCAGAAAGTGAAGGGTTCACGAGGATAGCTTCAACTTTACCTAGGAAGTAGAATTCAGTGTTCTCTGTTGCGAGAGTTGAAGCTGCACCTTGGTCTTGCGTGACTGCAGTAGCGGCCATCATGAAACGGAATAGCTTTACGCTACCGTCCACAAGGGCGTGAATGTCTTGCATGTCTTCAGCAACGTAGTTAACATTAACTTCTAGACTAGGTGAGTCAGACTGACCCTGAACCTGTGAAGAAGTTGCCTGGCCGTAGACAGGAACGTTAACGATGTTAGCAGGAGTACCCACTGAAGGGAACTCACGGACTGAAGGCATACGTACGTGTTCAGCATCTGCTGTTCCAGGAACTGAACCGACAAACTCAGCAGCACAATCAGCAGCTGTAGTGTAGGTACCAATAGTACCTGTGAAAATGTCTAGGTAGGTGTAAACACCTGAGCCTAGTGACGAAATATGTGCCATCTATTTATTCTCCGTATAGTGTAAATGGTATGATGTAAGATGCGCTATAAAGCGACTTATTAACAGCGTCTAGACCTTCCACCTGAAGGTAAGAAGTCCCAAGCCTTGTATTGTTAGTTAGAGTTTTTTCTTCGAGTAGCGTATTGAGTAAGTCAGAGACCTCCATTAGGCGTCCTTGACCTTCCCCCGCTGCTACAAATATTTTTGCCACAACGATTCCTGATAGTAGCTTATCACGAGAGTAAGTATAAGCATCACTCTTAGTTGGACGTACAGTCACCATAACATATTCCCTGATATTGTTTCCAAGTTTACCTTGGTAGTTATCTGGGATTGTTACAATTCCGTTTGTTGTCCATCCGGAGCTAGCTATAACTTCTTCAATATCACTAAGAACCAAATCAAACATTATGATTTCTCCTTCACGATAATTGCGGTTATAACGAAACCATCGTCGGTATAGTCCGTGATATTATAGATTAGACCATCTACTTCTAGTGTATCATAAACACTTAAATCAACTCCTGATTTCATCAGTGCCGTTGTGGTGAACCCGTCACCTGCTGGCTTTTGTGTTGATTGAATGATTACTTCTACAGAGTTAGAACCTGTACTTGCTACAACTCCACGGGAGGCGAAGTCGTAACCTGAGACACTCTTAGTGGATAGTGTTGCTACTACAGCCAAATCGTCAACAGCTGCAAATGCTTTATTCACAGCTGCTATGATTTTAGCTTTTAGAGACATTAGTTGGACCTCCACCAGGAAGTACCTACGCCCATCGAACCCCTACGAATGAGAGGTTTAATAGGTTTCATTACAACACTTGGTTTAATAGAGGTACGTGTAACATCACTATTAGAATCTGTTAGGCTTATTGTGCCAACAGAAATGCTTTCGAAAGTTTGTGTGGTACCAGCAAGCAAGTCCTCATTATTAGTAAGGTGTAATGCTTGCTCGTAAACTGCCACGAAAACTCTATTTGGAACCACATCTTCAGCAATAGACACCTGAATCCCTAAACGATCATCATTGTAAATTGCATTCTTACGTGGCCAAGCAAGGGCTTGGGAGGAACTAACAGCAGAACCAATCCATGCATGATCGTCAACTAGCTGAGTAGCTGTGACCAAAGCTTGTTCTTTGATTTCGTCTGAAGCGTTAAACCAGTTTGCGCTATCAATACGACTTTCAAAGTATGTATCAGCGTCTGCTATTTCTACATAGCTGTTTGTATTGAGTACTAGCGCCATTAGTTCCTCCTCTTAGATTAGGCGTGGAAGATTGGTAGAATACCAAGGTTTAGCGAGTCCATCTTACGTGCCCAGGAAGCACCAGTACCGAAGTTGGCATTGGTTGCGAAAGCAGTAGTTGAGCCAGCCCAGTCATAACCCATTGGGTGCATGACGTAGCCCCAGCGGTACCAAACGTTTGTGGAGCCACCGCCTGTGTAAGAAGCCGCATCACGGTCTACTTCTACAGGTACAGGTAGGCCAAGGTTAGCAGCGGCAACAGAGCCGGGCTTAACGATGAAGGTACACTTGCTTGATTCTGCATTGAGGTCACCAGTAGCTGCACCAGCAATCATCTGGTTAGCACGTGTAAGAACGATGCGGAATTTACCACCGAAGATGGTTGAGAATTCAAGGTTACCATCAACAACCATTGTGTCGTCCACAAGGTTAGCAGCACGCATTTCTGCGAGAACTTCAGGTGAAGTTACGATGTACATGAAGTCTGGTTCGTAGTCTTTGAACGCAGCGCCAACAGAACGGAAGAGACGCTCACCACGAGCAGCGCCAATAGCTGTGCTGTCGAAGAGTTTACGAGCATCGCCTGCGCCAGTAGCAGCAGCGCCGTGTAGACCAAGAGCGTTGATGTCAATGAAGAAGCCTGTTGCAGCAGCATCAGCATCTGTATCGAAGTCGATGATACCACCGTTACCAGCACCACCAGCGTCGCCGAGGGCAACTTCGTAGTGTGAAACACCCTTAAGTACTGAGAGAAGACCGTCATGCTCGTCTTGAGCACGAACTTCTGCGAAGTCACGACCAATTTTAGCTAGACCATCTTGCTTAGAAATTACTTCTTGCATGTTGACTTGCTCTGCACCGAATGTACGTAGAGTCTTGATGAAGCTAGCGTAATCAGTTGTTACGTTTGTGTACGTACCATCAGTAGCTGAAGAAAGTGATGCAACGTTAACTGTTGCGGATAGTGGTTTGTACCAACGGAACTGGCCCACATAGGATTCACCGTTTGTGTCGATGCGCTGGTCAGCGGAAACAATGCCTGTGCCGTTTAGTTTCTTTGCGGAGGTGTATGCCTCATCGGAGTAAGCAGAGATTGCTAGAGCAATATTCTGGAAGTCTGTATTTGTAATAGCCATTTTTATTTTTCCTTATTTTAAGGTAGATTTAATTAGTAACCAATTTTTCCTAGACCACCTTTAGAGGCAAGTGCTAGGATTTCCTGAGTTGACATTTCACCAATGCTTTTCTTAACATCGGTCACGGGAGCACCATTATTAGTGCTTGTACCTGCTCCTGTGTTAGATTTAACACGGAACAAGAATGAGTTGTCATCGGACTTTGAGTAAGTCTCAATGTAATCTTTAATAGAAGTTCCGGACTTGTGTAACCATGACCCATCATCGCCTTGGATAAGCTCACCAGTGATTTCACGGCGGGCCATCTCACGAGACTTATCATTACGGAATTCTAGACCAGCAAGCGCATCATTTAACACACCATCACGGCGTAGAGAAGTGATATCTTTCTGATATAGCTCTAGTTTAGCCTTAGCTTCTGCTAGTTCCATCTCAAGAGCTTCTTGAATTTTCCCTTCTTCTTTAAGACGAGCCATAGTGTCTTCTTTTGACTTTTGCTCTAGCTCGGCTTTCATTTTGAGGGCTTCATCCCGCTCTTTAGACATACGGTCCATATTAGCTTTCATCTTGGCAAGGCGCTCTTCGATGACTGCTTCTAGTTCATCCTTGGGTGCTTCTGAGGTAGTTTCTTCTTGTTGCACTTCCTCAACCACTTCCTCGGTTGTTTCTACAGTTTCTTCTACTTGATTTTCTTGATTTTCACTCATGATTTGTCCTTTCCAGTCACAGACTGAATCTAATAATATAAAGAGTCACAGACTCGGTTAATTTGAGGTCCATAGGCTATTACAAATAACTATGGCCCGATCCCATACCAGTCATACCCTTCCTTAATAGGTTCAAGTATGTCTGCACGGGTTAGTTTGTTTGGTGGGTCAATAAGCCCCCTGCGAGTAGCATTACGAATAAGTTCGTCATATGCACTCACTGACAGACCCTCTTTGCGCCATGCTTGGAGAGTCTTTCGAATTGTGTCACCATCAAGAGCATCTGCGTAGATGGTTCTTAAGGCGTCTTTTGCACGTTGTGCATCTGCAATGTTTGTAAAGAACGCATCGTGAATAGTACCAGTACTAATATTATTCTTACGCCCCCAAAGGTGGAAGCTGCGTACAATTACAGCGTCATTGCTGTGGTTCCCATTAACACCTAGTCCAATACTAGCATCAGCAAAAGCGTGTTTACCACGGAGTTTCCCATCAGCAATAGTACCTTCATAAATGTTTGCAATTTTACGCCCTGTAATAGGGTCAGTAAACTCTATACGAGCTTGACTTTTGCCACGATACCTTTGCATCATAACCTTTCCGTCAAACGTCACCCAAGGTATGTCTACCTTTTCGGTTTCTCTTACGTACACACGAGCTGCCTCTTTCCAGAAGTTAATAAACTGGTCTGTAACAGGAGCACGTTGTGATAGGTGTTTAGACATAACTCTAGAGATTTCCTCAAAGTCCTTCGGACCTACAAGGCCCATCCGGGAGTTAGAAATCTTAAGAACGAAGTCTTCAACATCTGGGTGTAAATCCCTTGCCATAGTTAGAAGTTGCCTTCCGACAGGGGTGTTACCGTTTACCATTGATACAATTTCCAAACGGAAAGCCTTTAGCTCATCCACTACAGAAGCTGCACCTAATCTTTCTGAAACCTTAATACGTCCATCAACAACACGAAGGATATCGTTAAGGTTATCTTTTGTTATTGCAGCATACCCTTTCTTACCAAGGATACCTGCGAGTTTGTTAGCTACGTTAGCAGTCTTTGTTGCTTCACCGGCACCATAGAATGTAACCATGTTCTGCGCTTTTGCACCCTTAGCTAAGTCCTCCCAAGTCAAACCAGCATTACGTAGTGCGGGTATCTTTAGGAACTCGGGGTCATTAACAGTATCCTGAGCAACAAGGTCATAAAGTCGGTTCTTACGTGTTGTAGCAACAACGTTAGAAGCCTCTGCAATAGGACGGTCACCAGTTGACAAACTAATAATCTGAGCACCGCTTGAAGAGGCGTCATTTTCAATCATTAGCTTAGTACGGTAAGTGGCCAATAAGCGTGTGTTATCAAAGTTACCAGATACATGGTCATACATACGAGTATACTCAAGAGCAAGACGTGCCATCTTTGGAACCTCTGCACCTTCAAGGCCACTGATCAGAGGGTGTTCAAGGAATTCTCTAATACGGCGGTCACGCTGGGTGGTTGCTTGCATGAGACGACCTAGCTCAAGTATTCTTGATTCACTACGTCTGAAGATCTCGAAACGACCATTCTGAGTCAGGGCTTCTGTGCCGGGGCCAATAAGAGCGCCCATTTGGATTCTAAGTTCCCGTATGGCGTCATTATTAACAGCTACAGCTTTTGCAGAGTTAAGGAAGGGACGTACCAGCTCACCACCCGTCGGGGTCAAGTAACCTCTATGGTATACACGGCCACGGGAGTCAATAAACACATCAGTCTTGAAGGAACGACCCCTTGTCCGATGGAAACGACCAGCAGCCATAAGACCATAGCCAGCTTCACCTCGGTTAATTATTTCATGACGGAACTCGTTTAGTTCATCATACTTCTTCACGTTACCACGTGGATCACGGAAGCGTACAACATCATCCATAAAGTCAAAGAAAGTAGGGTCTACTTCGTAGTCAACATTCATAACATGGTTCATCATGTTTGCCATGTCAGCGTCAATCTGTTTCGGATCGTAGTCAGGGTATTTATCCGCAGAGATGATAGGTATACTTGTCTTGTTACCACGGGCATCAAAGAACTCTTTGTTACCTGCTTTAACATACAGCCTATCTCGGTTATCAATAGTACCGAAGCGCCGAGCAACAATGAGCCTATTATTGGCTTCTTGTAGCTTAAGCAAGTCTTTATTAACAACCTGAACCTCACGAGAGATGGTATCTGCCCATCCACCTGATGCACGGCCTGTATCAACATCCCAAACACCACGTCGATTCTTACCACGGAAGCTTACTCGGATTAGGTTCTGCTCTCGCATAAACTCAAGAATCTTTGAGCCTTCTTTGTGGTATTCTTTAAGTGTATGAGTTGCGAAGGGATTTAAGTCGCCCAGTGTGTCGTGGAACATCTTTCCGATATTGATCGCCAGAGAGTCATAGTCAGTCGCTCTACCTGCAGCTACCATTTCCATAGCCTTGGTGGTGGCATTCAGAACCTTGTCATCCATGATGGCAGAGGTTGGGCGCTTGCGTACATTCAAGAATTCTATATCAAGGATCTTACGTTCAAACTCCCTCAACTTTGCAATCTGACGGACTATCCAGTCGTCCGAGGGATTACGGTCAAAACGTTTAACGAATTCACGATAAGCTTTCCGGAAAGGTACTACCTTATCTAGCATATTACTTATGAACTTTTCACGATCAGGGTACTTGTCAATAATCTTTTTGGTGTAAGCATTGAGAGGGGCACGACCGGAGAAGTAAACTTTCTTGGCCAGTTTAGAGCCTGTTGTTGCTCTCCAGTCATTAACGAAGCGGGTATCTGATAGCTGTTCTGAGACAAGCTTGTCAACAGGGTAGTATTTACCCATAATCTGAACTTTTGGTATTTCAGAGTCTGAGACAAATCCACCAAAGATTTTAGAACGTTGACGTGAGCGCACATCTAGTAACCGTGATACGTTCTGAACAGCGAAGCGATTCTCTGCTCGGATCACAGACGTAAAGTTATCCCAAGGTTGTTTTGTAGAACTGTAACGTTGGAATACAACACGTAGGTTTTCAATAGCAACAGTTTGTTGGTTCACCGAAACCTTATCATTCAAACCAAGAACAAAGTCTTCAATAAAGTCTTTCTGTTCACGGGTAAGGTCTTTAGCATTCCGCATAAAGTCAATACGTTCCTGGAACAGGTTATAGTCTGGTTCGTAAGCGAGGTTACTTCTCACTTCACCTGTGAAAGAATCCGTGATGAAGTTACGTTCATCGAATTCATTACTCATCCGGCGTCGTGATGCTTGTTTACCAACAAGGCTTGTACCTTTAAAGTCTGTTAGAGCATAAGCGGAATTATAGTCATCTGCATCGTATACGAAGAGTTGGCGTAAATCATTCTTATGCTGCGGGTTGTTTAGTAGTGAGTTAGGGCTTTTAACACCGACTCGGATATCTTCCTCTTTGACAATTTGTCGAGGGCGGAATACTGCTGTAATCTCAGAGGCTCTAGCTCGTAGTGCCTGAATAGACAACACCTTACCA